GACAATTAATGAATTTATACAAAAGTATAGAAAAGTTAAAAAACTTGGTCTAGATATGACTACTGGCTATACTCCTCATGTGGTTTGTAAAGATGGGTTTCAAATGTCAGTACAGGCATCGGACACTCATTATTGCGAACCTAAAACAATCGCAGATGAATATACTGAATTTGAGATTGGATATCCTAGTCAAAAAGAATCCATGATTATGAGGTATTGCGAAGATGATGATAATCCTTGTGGTACTGTTTATGGTTATGTGCCATGTTCAGTTATTGATGAAGTGATTGAAAAGCATGGTGGTATCGATGAAGATACTGTAATTAAAAATTTGGAAGAGGCTGCATGAGAGGAAATCCAGGAAGAAGATTGCGCAAGGAAGGCGCAATCAAAAGAATAGAACAGCAGATTCTTAATCATGACCAAGCACTTACTTCAAACAAAGAAGGTTTGAAACTTGCTCGTAAAGAGAAGAATCAAGCTAATATAAATACTTGTGAAAGATTTATACAGGTTCTTGAGAATAAACTTAATGCTGCCCGTGAGTGTCTTGATAATACAAAGAATAATCTAAACTGAACTAATCTCTAAGGAAATTAAATGGAAATTGAAGTTAAAATTGAGGAGTTACGCAAAAAGAAGATTTTTGTGGCATCTCCAATGTATGGTGGAATGTGTCATGGCATGTACACAAAATCCACTGCTGATCTTGCAACCATTGCCACTCAATATGGAATGGATGTAAGATTTTTCTATTTGTTCAATGAAAGTCTTATCACTAGAGCACGAAATTATCTAGTTGATGAATTTTTGCGAAGTCCTTATACTCATTTAATGTTTATTGATAGCGACATTGCTTTCAATCCTAATGATGTATTGACTCTTGCTGCATTGGACAAAGATATTGTTGGTGCCCCCTATCCTAAGAAATGTATTGCTTGGGAGAAAGTGCGTAATGCCGTTGATGCGGGGCATGCAGATGAAAAACCAGATGCTCTTGAAGAGTATACTGGTGATTTTGTGTTCAATCCAGTTGGTGGAACAAATGAAATTAAGATAACTGAACCAGTTGAAGTTCTGGAAATTGGCACAGGTTTTATGTTGGTAGCCAGAGAAGTCTTTGAAAAATTCAGAGATGCATATCCACAATTTTCATATAAACCAGATCACAATAGGTCTGAAAATTTTGATGGTTCAAGATACATTCATGCGTTTTTTGACACAGTAATTGATTCTTCAGCCTTTGCTGGTGAGGGGTCTGGTGGAAGTGACCGCTATTTGTCAGAAGATTATATGTTCTGTCAATTCACAAGAAAAATTGGTATCAAGACCTGGTTGTGTCCTTGGATGAAACTTGGTCATGTTGGCAGTTATGTTTTCAATGGTAGTCTTCCTGCTTTGGCAAATCTTGATTATGCCGCTCATGGAATGGACATTGAAAGTAGACCACATCTTGTAACTACAGAAGAAGAAGAGGTAGTAGAAAAAGAAGCTGGTCAAAAACTTAGTCGCGGAATGCGACGTAAGTTGGCACGAGAGAAGAGGAAAAAGGGAAATAAGAAAAGTTGACAAAACTAACATAAGATGTTATACTAATAATATAATAAACAATTCTAATATACGGAGTATACGATGAAACTAAGTGAACAATCCTTGAATCTTTTGAAAAACTTTGCGAGTATAAATCAAAATATTCAGTTCAAAACAGGAAACAAACTAACAACAATTTCTCCACAAAAGAACATTCTTGCTTCTGTCGAGATTCCAGAATCCTTTCCAAGCGATTTTGCAATCTATGATCTGAACAAGATGCTTGGTGTGATGTCTCTTTTTCAGGATCCTGAATTAGAAATTGGAGATAAAACTATGAATATTGGTGGGAAGGTAGAATATACATTTGCTGATCCAGCTATGATTGTAGTTCCACCAGAAGATAAGAAACTAGAATTTCCAAATACTGATGTGAAATTTAAACTCAGTAAGGTAGATTTTGACCAGACTATCAAGGCAGCTTCCGTTCTTGGTCTTCCTCATGTTTGTTTTGCTGGTAATGGACAGGCAATTCAAATTGTAGCTACTGATGTGAATAATTCATCTTCTGATGAGTTTAAATCAGAAGTTGGTACAACGTCTAAAACCTTCAATATGGTTTACAAGATAGAAAATCTTAAACTATTTTCTGGAGATTATGATGTTGAACTTACTTCAAGAATTACTAAATTTTCACACTCTTCAACTAATTTACAATACTACATTGCTTCTGAATCTGATTCTACATTTGGGGAGTAATCATGTCTCAAATTCGTGAAGATTTTCTTTGGGTAGAAAAATGGCGACCTACTAAGGTTGCAGATTGTGTTTTGCCCAGTGATTTAGAAGAACCATTTCTTGAATATGTTGAAAGTGGAAAAGTCCCAAATGTAATTTTTGCTGGGAAACCTGGTACTGGTAAGACTACTGTTGCTAGAGCTCTTTGTGATGAAACCAATACTGACTACTTGATAGTTAATGGTTCTGACGAGGGTCGAAACATAGATACTGTTAGAACTACATTGAATCAATTTTGTAGTTCAGTTTCTATGACAGGAAACCGCAAGGCTATAATTATGGATGAGGGGGATTACATGAACCCTGATTCTGTACAACCTGCATTAAGAGGATTCATTGAAAAATTTGGAAATAATGTTTCTTTTCTTTTTACTTGTAACTATCCTAACCGTATTATTGATCCCATCCATTCCCGTTGTGCTGTCTTTGATTTTGTAATTCCAAATAATGAAAAACCAAAGATTGCTGAACAATATCTTCATTTATGTGAAAAGATACTTGAAAGTGAAAATGTAGAATTTGACCGCAAGGTATTGGTTGAACTTATCATGAAACACTTTCCAGATTTCAGGAGAGTACTGAATGAGCTTCAGCGGTATTCTGCTTCTGGTAAAATTGATATTGGTATTCTTTCAAGTTTGGAAGAAATTAATGTTGGTCAATTGGTTGATTGTTTGAGGGGTAAGAAATTTTCAGAGATGAGAAAATGGACTAATCAGAACTTAGATCAAGACTCCACTAGAATTTTTAGAAAATTGTATGATAATTTAAGTTCTCATTTGAAGCAACAGTCTATTCCCCAAGCAGTTCTTATTATTGCTGATTATCAATATAAGTCAGCATTTGTGGCAGACCAAGAAATCAATATGGTTGCTTGTTTAACAGAAATTATGGTAGAATGTGAATTTAAATAATTATGATTACAAGGCATTAGAATTCATCATGAAATTTGATTTTGAAGTAAAAGAAATTCATAAGGTTTATGCTATTGACTTTGTACAAAAGTTTCATTACTCACCAGTAATGCCTAAACTCACAAAATACTTTCTAGGATTTTTTATTGATGGAGACTTAAAAGGAGTATTGACATTGGGTTGGGGAACACAACCAAGACAAACTATTAACAAAATGTTTCCCGGCTTAACATCAAAAGATTACTATGAGATTGGAAAAATGTGTATGGATGATGACATGCCTCGGAATTCCGAAAGTCAAATGATTTCAGCCACAGTTCGATGGATAAAGAAAAATACAGATTGTCTTTTCCTCTATACAATGGCTGATGGAATAATGGGAAAATGTGGTTATGTATATCAAGCCTCTAATTTTTATTTTGGTGAAAGTTATTGGACTCCTGTATATCTCATGGAAAATGGTGAAAAGTTACATCCAAGGTCTACTAAAGAATTATGTAAAGAAAATGCAAAATTTTTAGGAAAAGAGAAAGTATTTTGGATGACTTCTGATTTTATGAAACATAAAGGTATCAAAAAGATTAATGGTTTGATGTTTAGATACATATATCCATTGAATAAAACTGCTAAGAAATTGATGAAAAGGGGTTCTACATTAGATTGGTCAAAAAATTATCCAAAAGAAAAAGATTTGGAGTGGATTGATGCTACTGATAGAACAGAAAAAAGATACATAGAAAAACCAAATTTTACATTTGAAGATGCTAAATATAATTTAAAAAATATTGGAGAGCATAGGGCGGAGTCTAATTTGAAGGAGTTTTTCAAATAAGGAAGAAATGCAGTTAGAAAAAGAAGATGCACTAAAATACTATAATGAATATATAGACTTCTTTGAAACTTTTCTTGGGGGTGATATTACTAATTATTATCGCTGGAAGAAAAGGCAAAGACTCATTGATATGGGATATTCTGATGATTGGTTAAAGGGGTCTTATGATATGTTCACTGGTGAAACTATTCCAAATGGTCCTCAAAAAGATCTATTCAATGATTTTTCTATGGAACCAAAAGACATGGAATTTGAGATTGTTCACTGTGTTCCTAAGAATCCTACTCCACAAGAAATTACTACAAACGCATACACTAAGCTGCTTGAGTTGACTGCATCATTTAATGCAGATAATTCTCCTGGAAGATCTACAAGACTTGCTATTAGAGAAAAGAATTCTGGTAAGTTTGTTGCCTTTATTAAATTGGGATCTCCAGTAATTAGTATGAGACCGAGGCATGAATATTTCAATGTTAAAAAAGTAGACCTTAAAACTTTGAATCAACATTGTCTTAACGGGTTTAACATAGTTCCAGCACAACCATTTGGATTTAATTGTCTTGGTGGTAAACTTGCTGCTTTAATTTGTGTTTGTCATGAAGTTCGGGAAATGTGGGATGATAAGTATGATGCGGATATTGTAT